GATAGTAACCACGTACGGCAACGCTATATCAGTTTGCTTTCCTTCATGATCTTCGTGCTCAAAACCTTCAAGATTAATCTCAACATGCATTTCTAACAGTTTAAACCGATCATCCGTTGACGCTCTGAACCCAAGCTTATCAGCTATCTTCTTCTCAATGTCATCCATAGTATTGGAAGGTTCACCCAAATCTACATCTCTATAAAAGCCTTCATACTGTAGTCTGCGTACTTCATTCTCAGTCTTACGCATTATGTGAGTTACACGTTCTGCACTCTGTAAGTCTGCTGCGCCATAAGGAACAACGATATCTTCAGCAGGTACGTACATGGCAACTTGACGACCTAAGTACGGATCGTAATATACTTTCTTAAAGGCATTACCAGCTAACCCTAGGCCCCATAACATGCGCTCATGCTCTGGTCTGTATTCAGTCATCACATCGGTAAGCTGATAGTTCATATCGTCTTGAACACGCTGTGCGGCTTCTTTCTTCTCTTCTGTTTCCTTACCTATAATCTGTGTTTTAACTGGACCAGATGCAGGGAATGTTGCAGTAATAGTTTCTGCTTGGAACTTAATAACAGCCTCAGTTAACAGTGGGTGATACACACCACATGCACCTTCCCAAGGTTCTGAGCGATCTTCCATCTTAAGACCTAGTAACTCAAGCCCATCAACATAAGTTTGAACCCAATCTTTCCTAGCGCTTACATCAGCCTCAAAGTCATTAATAAGATCAGATGCAAGTGATTGTAAAACCGAATCGCTAATTTCTTCAGCCAAGTTAGCATTGAACTTTTCCTCATCAACTTCTTTTTGAATCTTAAGAATCTCTTGTTCGCCTAAGCTAATCGTTACTGACTCAGGGTCTTCAATCTCAATCTCTAACGGTTCTTGATCTTCTTCTATGGGTATAGCATCTAAGCCCATTGGGGCTGGGTTCACACTCTTATCTATCATATTAGGTCCTTACTTATAACTAAATCTTGGCGAGGGGTAGCTTCGGTGTTAGGAACATTCATGGCTACAATAGCCGCAAACATAAGTAACAATAAAGCTTTAATTAAGTCAGGTGGGTATACCATCTAACTTAACAGCTTGGGGTAATAAGGCTAAGAACATATACAGCGGCACCTAGTAATACAGCACACCCTATAAATTCTAATAAACATTGTCTAAACATATTCATAATTCTAATCTCTTTAATAATAGGCTGCACGTCTTGGTGAGAAATCTTCGTTCATTTCATTAGAATCTAAACGCAAACTTAAAAAACCACCTTTACGAAATCTCGCCATACCCATACTCACGCAGTCAACGTAATCATCATGTTGACCTGCAGGGAATGATGCTACTTCTTCCACAACATCGTCTGCCCAGCGGGTATTAGGTACCCATACTCGGCCTGATGCAAATATATCTGCAACAGCGTTTAAGCGTGAAATCTTATCATTACCACGGGTTGGTGTAAAATCTGATACAGGTACACCCATTGCTCGTAATTCGTAAATTAGAGGGGCACCAGAGGCTTTCTTTTCTATAATCAAGGCATCGGGTTCCCAATACTTATATTCCTCTAATACGACTTCCTTGAGCCTAGGAAACTCCATACGGTCACGCTTTGCATCTAGCATAATAATATTTGCTTGAGCAGCTCCGTTTTCATCAGGGTGATAAAACACGCCCCATGTGATACATGCGCTGTAATCGGCTCTGTTATGTTTTTCAAACGCAGTATCCCACGTTTGAAGTACAAAATCGGTTGGCGGCGGGCTTTCGTTTTCCCATCGTTGCCACCATTCCCGTTTTACGATAGCCCCTTCTTCAGAAGTTGGGTTTTGTTGGTACTGAGCTTGCCATTTAGAGACATCAATTGCGTTTCTAGTAGCTTCTAATTCCTCAATACTCCAAAACTCAGGCCATAATGGCTTACCTGACGGTAATATGGCGGGTAACTCTACTAATCGCCACTTATCCCCACCACCTGCTAACTCTTTTTGCTTAACTTGTCCCGTTAAATCTCGCTTCGACCAGCGTGTTTGTACAATAATTATAGCACCACCGGGCTGTAACCGTTGGCGAGGACCTGATGTGTACCATTCATACACTTTATCATAAATCTCAGGGTTACTTGCCGCTATCGCAGCCTCTTGTTCTGAGTGTGGATCATCAATAATCAGTATATCCGCACCAATACCTGTTACAGCACCACCTACCCCGATCGCAAAGTAGTTACCACCTGCACTGGTGTTCCATCTGCCAGCTGCCTTGGAGTCGGTCTGTAGCTCCACACCGGGGAACACATCTTGATACAGTGGATTTGACACTAAGTTACGAACCTTACGTCCGAAGCCTACAGCAAGTTCGGCTGTGTGCGAGCATTGTATGATTTTCTTAGTAGGGTACTTGCCTAAAAACCATGCAGGGAGTAAGTATGACCCAAACTCAGACTTTGTGTGCCTCGGACCAAGGTTAATAATAAGGCGTTTGTTCTCGCCGCTTACTACTTTCTCAAACTCTTGTGCCATTCTGGCGTGATGGCGCCCATAGATAAATCCGGGCCAAACCTTCTGTACAAATGCGAGGAAGTTTTCTTGCGCAAACTCGCGCGCATGGCGCTTGCGTAGTTCCTCAATCAAAGATATCAGCTTTGCTCTTTCGCTTGCAGGTGCTGCGTTAAGCGCAGAGGTAAGAAACTCTTCATCTAAAGAGATATTACCTAAATTGCCACTCACTCTGCTTCGTCCATCAGACCGTCTTCTTCAATCTGATCATATCCTCGCAGTTCTTCATCGGTTATTTCTTCGGCAACTTGCTTTTCAACTTTAGCGTAGTTTTTTAATAGGCCCCTGAGTTCAACCTCTAGATCAGATGTTGGTTTATCAGCAATGGCAATTTCTATTTTATTTGTAAACAGACCTATCTCTGTAACACGACCTAGTGTCTCTAAGGTTTTGAGTTTGGTTTTTTCGTCTTCGGTTTCTTCTGCTAATCTAAAAAGGTTTGCCAATATAAACTGGCGCATTTGATTAGTAGAATTGACTAATTGGTAGTCGTAACGTGCGAGTATTGATTCCAATGCTATTTTCTCACTTAGCATAGGTAATGCACCGGATTGTGCTTCGCTTGTGTATATTACTTTTGACTTATCCTTCGCATCAAAAATAACGTCTATTGGATCTGAAGTTATGTGTCTTGCCATTCTGTCTACAGGTTAGGGTGTAGTTTGTTTACTATTTGTACCATGTGTTTATTTTTTTTGCAAATATTATTTTTTGGCAAGTGTTTTATTTAAAGGGCGGGGGTGCTGTAGGTATAAGTGGATTGGGTATTGACTTTTTGTAAATATTATTTTGGATTTTGAAAAATAGAATTTGGATTTTGAAAAATAGAATTTGGCTGTGCGGAATATACTTTTTGTAAATATTATTTTGGATTTTGAAAAATAGAATTTGGCTGTGCGGAATAGTATGTAATAGGGACGGAGCGATTGCAATAAAAACGGGGGCATGGGGTCGACATCCCGGCGCCTCAGATAATGCTTAGCGATCGTAATCCCATAGTCTACAGCTTAATATCCTGACGCCCAATGGTCAATGATCTACAGCAAAATGATCGATGTTATAATATAACATTACATATGTATACTGCTTGTATATTATAGGCTTATAAGAAAAGGTATATAAATCAATAACTTAGATTTGCTCGTCATTGAACGATAATATAAAAGTAATACCTAAGCCTTGCTATATAGGTTATCGCGCCATAGTGAGTAGGCTGTAAGCTATTGATATATAAGGGTATTATATTTGTATATCTGTTTATTAGATATAGAATCAGTTTTTTATCTGTTTATCAGTGATTATTAGTTTGGGGTTTAGTGAGTAAGGAAAAAGTCAGATTAACATCTAGTCAATTAATTTATAGGTTAATGAAAATAAATGTATACATTATGTAAATTTATGATATACTTATTCCAAGTTAATTAATAACTGATTAACTAATAACCAACTAATTTACA